CGATGTTCTTTATTTAAATGGTGAAAAACAAAATCATAAGCAAAAAGGTTTATTTGACAAATACAAGAAGGTGAACACAAATGACAATCAAAGCACTCAAACTCGTAAGTGGCGAGGAATTAGTAGTCGAAATTACAGATGAAAATGATTCTTCTGTAACATTCAAGAATCCAGTTGCTTCAGTACTACAGCGTTCACAGAATACTGGTGGCGCAGCACTTGGCTTCATGCCTTGGATGCATGCAGCAGATGGTCCGTTCACTGTTGACAGAAACAAGATCATTTGTATTGCAAATGTTGCCGATGAAGTGAAAAACGGGTATAATCAGATCTTCGGGGCAGGAATTGTGGTGCCTCCAAAGCAATTGATTACGGGGTAACATGTCCGATTTTTACACGAACGTCGCAGTCTCTGGAAAGTTCATCCTACTGCGAGGTGTCGAGAATGGAAAGAGGGTCAGGCGAAAAGTTGAGTATCGCCCGACCTTTTTTCTTTTGTCACAAGAACAATCTGAATTCACCACACTGGCAGGTGAATGCGTAAAACCTATCCAGCCAGGAACAATTTCTGAGTGTCGCGAATTTCTTGAGAGGTATAAAGGTGTCGACAATTTTCCTGTTTTTGGCAATAATCGGTATGAGTACGCTTATATTGCTGATGAGTATCCTGACGATATTCTTTGGGATGCTAGTAAAATTCTTACTGCCTATCTTGATATTGAAGTTGGATCCGAAAATGGATTTCCAGAACCAAGAGATGCTGCAGAACAAATCACCGCTATCACACTCAAGATCAAAGGTAATTATTTTGTGTTTGGTGTCGGCGATTATAGCAAGCATCGTGACGATGTTCATTACGCTAAATGCCGTGACGAGTTCGACCTCATCAAGCGATTCATGGACCTCTGGACAAGATTCTACCCCGATGTTATTTCAGGATGGAACATCAAGTTCTTCGATATACCTTATCTCGTAAATCGTATCACCAAACTGTTTGGCGAGGATGAGGCAAAGAAACTCTCGCCATGGAATCGTTTGTCCGAGCGCGAGGCATTTGTAATGAACCGCGAACATCAAGTGTTTGATCTTGATGGTATTGCTACACTTGATTATATTGAACTCTATCGCAAGTTTACTTACTCGCAGCAAGAGTCTTATCGCCTTGATCATATTGCTCACGTTGAGTTGGGTGAAAAGAAATTAGATTACTCTGAGTTCGAAACTCTGCATCAACTCTACAAATACGACTACCAAAAGTTCATTGAGTATAACATCAAGGACGTAGAACTTGTTGAAAAACTCGAAGATAAGATGAAGTTGATTGAGTTGGCTTTGACTCTTGCTTACGACAACAAAGTAAACTATGACGATGTGTTCACTCAGGTGCGCATGTGGGACTCGATTGTATACAATCACTTGATGAAGAAAAAGATTGTAATCCCACAGATGAAGATGGGCGAAAAGAAAACTCAATACGAAGGTGCATATGTCAAGGATCCAATATGCGGAATGCATGAATGGGTTGTTTCGTTTGACTTGAACAGCCTGTATCCTCACTTGATCATGCAGTATAACATCTCAATGGAGACACTTGTTCAGCCAAGCAATTACTCAATTGAGATGCGCAATACAGTTCGCGAAAACAAAGTGAACGTTGACAGCATGCTCAATCGTCAAGTTCGATTGGATTACCTCAAGAATGTTGGTGTTACACTGACACCAAACTGCCAGTTCTTCAACGTGAAGAAACAAGGTGTGCTTCCTGAGATTATGGATAGCATGTACAAAGACCGTACACGATATAAGAAGTTGGCACTAGAAGCCAAAAAGAAAATCGAAACTGTTCTTGAAGATAAAAATCAAGTTGAGTATCTTGAGAAGCAAGTTGCTCGATATAATAATCTCCAGTTAGCAAAGAAGGTTACTCTGAACTCTGCTTACGGTGCACTAGGTAATCAATACTTCCGCTTCTTTGATATTCGCATCGCTGAAGGAATCACGACAGCAGGTCAGTTGTCTATTCGTTGGATTGAGAAACGAATCAACGAATATATGAATGAACTTCTCAAGACAGAGGATGTTGATTATGTAATTGCCTCTGACACAGATTCGATTTATCTGAACATGGGTCCGCTTGTACAGAAACTTTATCCAGATGTAAGTGACACTAAAAAAGTGATCAAGTTCATGGATAAGGTTTGTGAACAGAAGTTCCAGCCATTCATTGATAAATCGTATCAAGAACTCGCTGACCATGTTAATGCATTCCAGCAGCGTATGGAAATGAAGCGCGAGTCATTGGCTGACAAGGCAATCTGGACTGCGAAGAAGCGATATATTCTTAATGTGCATGATAGTGAAGGTGTTGTATATGCCAAACCTAAACTGAAGATCATGGGTCTCGAGGCTGTCAAGTCTTCAACTCCAGGTGCGTGTCGCGTTAAGATTAAAGAAGCCATCAGTATCATCATGAACAAAACTCAAGATGATCTTCACAAGTTCATTGAAGAATTCAGAACAGAATTCAAAACGCTTCCGATTGATGCGATTGCGTTTCCAAGAAGCGTGAATGGGCTGACTGAGTATGCTGATCCTGCTAGTATCTTCAAAAAGGGCACGCCGATTCACGTGAAAGGTGCATTGGTGTTCAATCATTATTTGCGAGAGATGAAATTGACCAAACGCTATCAATTGATTCAAGAGGGCGAAAAGATTAAGTTCATCTATCTGAAACAACCAAATACGTTCAACAATAACACTCTTGCATTCCTCTCTGAGTTACCAAAGCAATTTGATGCTCAACAATTTATTGATTATGATGTACAATTTGCAAAGTCATTCTTAGAACCTCTTGATATTATTCTTTCTTCGATTAATTGGCACTCTGAGAAAGTCGAATCTCTGGATTGCTTTTTTGCTTAAACCGCGATATAATATACAAATCTTCATATGGAGAAATACAAATGAGTCTACTTGATAAGTTAAAGAAAAATTCTACAATTGCTGATACTGCGATCCTCGCAAAGTCCAAGTTCTTTGCAGCAAAGGATATGGTTCAGACCAGCATTCCTGTTGTCAATGTTGCATTCTCTGGCGATCTTGATGGTGGCTTTACTCCTGGACTCACGATGTGGGCTGGTCCGTCGAAGCACTTCAAGACTGCATTCAGTCTTTTGATGGCAAAAGCATATCAAGATAAGTATCCTGAATCAGTTGTCCTGTTCTATGATTCTGAGTTTGGTACGCCACAAAACTATTTCACTTCTTTCGGCATTGATACGGATCGTGTTGTTCACACGCCTGTGACTGATGTTGAGCAGTTGAAGTTTGATATCATGAATCAGTTGCAAAACATCGAACGTGGTGATCGCGTGATGGTTGTAGTTGATTCAATTGGCAACCTTGCTTCGAAGAAAGAAGTTGAAGATGCACTTGAGCAAAAGTCTGTCGGTGACATGACTCGTGCCAAGCAAATCAAGTCTCTGTTTCGCATGGTAACACCACATCTCACTCTAAAGGATATTCCAATGGTGGTTGTAAACCACACTTATAAGGAAATTGGTTTGTATCCAAAGGACATCGTCGGTGGTGGCACAGGCTCTTACTATTCTGCAGATAATATCTACATCCTCGGTCGTCAGCAAGAAAAAGATGGCACTGAATTGATTGGATACAACTTCATCATCAACGTGGAGAAATCTCGTTATGTTCGTGAAAAAGCTCGTATCCCTGTCACTGTTCGTTTCGATGGTGGCATTAGCAAGTACAGCGGTCTTTTGGATATGGCACTTGAGTCGGGTCATGTAACCAAGCCAAACGTTGGTTGGTATGCAAAGGTGAACACTGCTACTGGCGAAGTTGAAGCCAAGAAGTGGCGCATTGCTGACACTGAGTGTCCTGAATTCTGGGATAGCATTCTTGGCGACGCCACATTCAAAGAATGGATTCGCGAAAACTATCAATTCAGTTCAGCAGTTTCTACTCTGATGGCAGATGCTGGAGAAGAAGATGCTTGATGATTTGATTGCTAGTCTAAGATTTTGGTATTCAAAAAAGGCTATCAAAGTCGACGAGCACTATGAGTTCATGTTTGACATGAGCAATACAAATGCAGTAACTATCAGGATTCTTAAAAAGTTTCCTGGTGTTATTGCAGAGTATTCCAATCTACAAATGGTTACAGATAACCAGATGTCGTATGACTTCAATGTGATTGCAAATCCAAATCTTTGTGATGTTGAATCAAAGCGATTTAAAAACTTTACTGGTGACATCTTTCGTAATATAATTCATAGTTCAATCGAAAACGCTATCAAGGATTCAAATGAAAACGGAAACACTGATTCTCTCAAATCTGATTCGGAACGAGCCATTCATGAGGAAGTCTCTACCGTTTCTGAAGAACGAGTACCTGAGCGAAAGCCACGAAAGAAAACTGTTCGAAGAAATAAAAAAGTTCATTCTGAAGTACAACAGTCTGCCGCCGACAGCAGCACTGGAAATCAGTCTTAAAGAATCTACCAAACTCACAGAGGGTGAGTTAAATAAGTCATTAGAACTCCTGAAGGAAGTTTCCAATGACAAATCAGAACAGAAACTCGAATGGCTTCTTGATACAACTGAAAAGTTCTGTCAAGAAAAGGCTGTGTACAATGCTATCATGGATTCCATTCAGATTCTTGACGGTAAAGACCCGAACCGTGGTAAAGGAAGCATTCCTACTCTCTTGTCTGATGCTTTGGGGGTTAGTTTCGATCCTCATATTGGTCACGACTTTTTGGATGGTTACGCTGATCGCTACGATTTCTATCATCGTATCGAAAAACGAATCCCCTTCGATCTTGAGTATTTCAACAAGATCACTAAAGGTGGACTTCCGCAAAAGACCCTTAACATTGCTCTTGCAGGTACTGGCGTCGGCAAGTCTCTGTTTATGTGCCATGTTGCTGCTGGTTGCTTGGCTCAAAACTACAACGTTCTCTACATTACTCTAGAAATGAGTGAAGAGAAGATTGCTGAACGTATTGATGCGAATCTTCTCAATGTGACATTGGAAGATCTTATGAACATGCCAAAGGACATGTATGAGAAACGCATGGGTAAGATTAAAGAACGTATCAAAGGCAAGTTGATCATTAAGGAATATCCAACTGCCTCTGCCAATCCTGCTCACTTCCGCGCATTGATCAACGATCTATCTCTCAAGAAGAATTTCCGACCAGATATTATCTTCATCGACTATCTAAATATTTGTGCGTCTGCTAGAATCAAACCTGGTGCCAATGTTAATTCTTACACCTACATCAAAGCGATTGCAGAAGAACTTCGCGGCTTGGCGGTGGAGAATAACGTACCGATTGTGTCGGCTACTCAGACAACTCGATCTGGCTTTAGCAACTCTGACCCTGGACTGGAAGATACTTCTGAATCGTTCGGTCTACCTGCGACTGCTGACTTTATGTTTGCTCTTGTTAGCACTGAAGAGTTGCAGCAACTTAATCAGTTACTCGTCAAGCAACTCAAGAATCGTTATAACGATCCCAACCTCCATAAACGATTTACGATCGGAGTCGATAGAGCCAAGATGAAACTCTATGATCTTGAACAGAAGGCACAAGACGCTGTGATGCAAGAAGCCGAATCAAAGCCAGTCTTTGATCGCGGTAAGAGTACAGATAAATTCAAGAATCTGAAAGTGTAATGAAACTTGAAAAGATAGAGAAGAAGGTAAATGCTCTCGCTGAAAATTGGGTGGGCAAAAAACACGTCCCTTCTATTATTCGATCTTTGAACGCAGCCTTCAAACGAAATATCGTTTGTTTCTCTTCCGAACGATTTGAGGGCGAATATTTCAAAGACCATAATGTGATTGTCAATGCACATTATTGTGGCAGGATATCTAACTTCATCCCTGAACACATATACATTGAATTACACTTTCCCAAAAGACAGAAAAAGGTTCATCTCACTAAAGTTAGTGCCAAAAACCTAGCATTAAAGATTATTCGCGCGATTCATCATGAGTATCGCCATAAGCATCAACAGCAAAAACGACCTCTTTTATTACAAAAAGAATACAAGCCTAGACCGAAACAGAATAAGATGAAGGCGATGTATTATGGAAATCCAGACGAAATCGACGCTCATGCCTATGAAACTCAGGCTGAACGAATTGATATAAATAAACTTCGAACAGCGCATAAAATTGGCTGGCAAGATTCTGAAGCCATCTTTATGTATCGAAAGACTTTCCGAAATCAAGATCCGAGAGTCTGGAAAAGATTCTTGAAAAAGGTTTATAAACTAAATGAAAAAATTCAGAGAATACCTGAAGGAACAAGAAACCCATAGCAGCATTCAAGACTTCATGGGTTACTGCAAAGACAATTTAGGTATTGCGGAACTCCCAAAACTCGTAATTATTGACAATCGCGATACAGCGAGAGAGAATACGAGTTTCGGTGGTTACTCTCCAAGTGAAAGAGTTATTCATCTAAACATCGCAGGACGTCATCTTGCTGACGTTCTACGCACATTGGGACATGAACTAGTCCACCACAAACAGAACGAAGATGGTGTACTACATAGTTATGCAGGTGAGACAGGCAGCGAGTTTGAAAACGAAGCAAACAGCAAGGCTGGTGTCATCATGAGAAATTATGGTAAATCAAATCCTGCAATTTATGAGGAAGTTGAATTGTAATTGAGGTTTTATGACTACATTTGTGACTGGTGGTTTGGGATTTATTGGTTCTAATTTTGTAATCTCTCACCTACAAAAATATCCTTCTGATGAGGTTGTCATTCTCGACAACTTCTCATACGCTGCAAATGGCAGCAATCTAAATGGTTTCTATGACGACTGGCGACTTAATATCAAAAAAGTCGACATTCGGAATCTTGAATTCTTAGACCACATGTATCATGACTATGAACCAGACATTACGTTTCATTTTGCTGCTGAGTCTCATGTTGACAATTCTATTACTGGGGACGATGATTTCCTCAGCACTAATGTTAATGGCACTCATAACATTCTAAAGTGTATTCGCAAGTATGGTGGTAAACTTGTTCACGTTTCAACTGATGAAGTCTATGGAAGTTTAAATTCAGAAGATCCTTCGTTCACTGAAACAACTCCGTACGATCCACGCAATCCATACTCTGCAACCAAAGCAGCCAGCGATCATCTCGTTCGTGCTTATGTAAACACACATAAGATTGATGCAGTTGTTACCAATTGCTCAAACAACTATGGTCCTCGCCAGCATACTGAGAAATTTATTCCAACGATCATTCGCAATATTAAAAACAATACACCAATTCCAGTCTACGGCACTGGAACAAACATTCGTGATTGGTTGTTTGTTGAAGATCATTGTGAGGCATTACTCGCAATTGGTCAGAATTTTAAATCTGGTGAACGTTACAACATTGGCGGTGGTCATGAGATCACTAACTTAGAAATGGTAACATTGATTCTTGACTTAATGGGTAAACCAGTTCACATGTATCAAAACTGGATTAATTTTGTAAATGATCGTAAGGGTCATGATTTTAGATATTCTATGAATTCGGATAAAATCTTCAAGGAACTTGGTTGGTCCGCAAAGACCAAGATCGTCCAAGGACTGGAGAAAACTTTGGAGTGGTATAATGCGTAAAGGGATTATTTTATCAGGTGGATTAGGTACACGCCTCTATCCATGCACAAAGGTTATTTCAAAACAGTTATTGCCTGTTTATGACAAGCCATTGGTCTATTATCCAATTTCTACATTGATGCTTGCTGGCATTCGTGATATTATGATTATTACATCGCCAGCTGATCGCGCACCATTTGAGAAACTTATTGGTGATGGATCTCAGTGGGGATTGAATATTGTTTATGAAACTCAGTTGCAACCAAGAGGAATTGCTGAATGTTTCCGCATTGCAGCAAAATGGATTGATGATGATGAAGTCACTCTGATTCTCGGTGACAATATTTTCTATGGTAATGAATTGATCAATCGTTTCAATGCCGCAAAAAACAATCATGTTGGTTGCACAGTTTTCGCCTACCATGTCGCGGACCCTGAACGGTTTGGAGTGGTAGAATTAGATAATGATGGAAACCCAATTCGAATTGTCGAAAAGCCTAAATTTGCTCCAAGTAATTATGCTGTCACTGGGCTTTACTTTTATGACAATAATGTAGTAGAATATGCCTGGAGGATCTCACCTTCTGCAAGAGGAGAATTGGAGATTACTGACATCAACAATCTTTATATGCAAAACAATGATTGCAAGATTGAGTATTTGAATCGTGGTATTGCTTGGATTGACACAGGTACATTTGAGTCTCTCTCAGAAGCATCTGTATTTGTTGGTTCAGTGCAAAAGAGAACAGGTATGATGATTGCATGCCCTGAAGAAATCGCATACAAGAATGCATGGATTACAGAGCATGATGTTCGTAGTGCCGCTGAGAAGTATAGTAAATCAGATTATGGTAAATATCTTGGACAAATCTTGAGGATGAAAGTATGAGTGATGTGAAGCAAATGATTGAAGATTTGGTTGCCGCTGTTGGTACACCAAAGTATGCATACAATTGCAAAGAGTTCAATCCTGAGAAAGATACCGTATTCTATTCTGGTCCATATTGGGATGAGAAAGAAGTCATTGCTGGTGTCACTGCATTTCTAACAGGTAAGTGGCTCGTCTCTGGCGAGAATGTTGCGAAGTTCCAATGGGCATTCTGTCGCAAATTCAATGTGAAGCATGCTCACATGGTCAACTCTGGTTCCTCTGCCAATTTGACAATGGTTGCAGCACTCAAGAAGCATCTGAACTTGGAAGATGGCGTTGAGGTTCTTGTATCACCTGTCGGATTCCCGACGACTATTGCACCACTCGTTCAGAATAATCTAAAACCAGTGTTTGTAGACATTGAAATGGACACTCTTAATTTCGATCTTGATAAACTTGAAGAAAAGATTACAGAACGTACAGCCGCTATTTTCGTTTCACCAGTGCTCGGCAATCCTCCTGATATGGATCGCATTAAAGAAATCTGTGATAAACATGATCTTCTTTTAATTGGTGATAACTGCGATTCACTTGGCACTCGTTGGGATGGTAAACTTCTTACGGACTATTACTATGCGTGGACAACATCTTTCTATCCTGCTCACCACATTTCGACAGGCGAAGGCGGGATGGTTTGCTCAGACGACGAACAACTCATCAACACTGCTCGCAGCATTAGCTGGTGGGGTCGTGATTGCCGTTGCGTCGGTGCTGCTAATCTATTGGCTTGTGGAACATGTGGTAATCGCTTTGATAAATGGCTTGAAGGATATAATGGAATAATTGATCACAAGTATCTCTTCTCAAACATGGGATTCAATCTCAAGCCACTTGATCTTCAAGGTGCGATTGGTATTGAGCAGTTGAAGAAAATAGATGAGATTGATGTGAAGCGTCGTTTGAATTTCGAGCGCATCAAGAGCATCTTCTATCGTTCCGTTCCTGGTGTTCGCGTTGCCTCTGCTCTGGATAAGGCAGATCCTTCTTGGTTCGGTGTGCCGTTGATCACTGATACACCTGAACTCAAGGAAAAACTCCAAGCCTTCTGCGAAGCAAATCGTATTCAGACTCGCAACTACTTTGCTGGAAATATTCTGTTGCATCCTGGTTACAAACATCTTGACGATGCTTCGAAGTATCCAAATGCGAACAAGGCATTGAGTAACGTGTTCTTTGTTGGTTGCCCTCCACACTATGGCGAAGATGTATTTGCCTATTACGAAAGCGTGTTTGCAAAATGGCAATCGTAAACGTTTTTGGGGGATATGGTTTTGTCGGAAGTGAATACTGTAACGTTGCCAAAGGCTGGATCAAAAATTACAGGGATAATTACGAAGTACGGAGTGCAAATTGCGTTTACTTTATTAGTACCGTTGACAACTATAATGTACACGTCGATTCTCTCTTGGATATTAATACTAATCTCGTTGTCTTGATGAAAGTCCTCGATAACTATCGAGACTATATAAAACGAACTGGTGAACAAGGAGTGTTCAACTTCATGAGTTCCTGGTTTGTCTATGGACAAGACTCTGGATTTAGTGGTGGTCATCCATCACAAATTGGCAATGGACCGCGAGGAATTCCCGAAACCGATCCATGTGAGCCAAAAGGTTTTTATTCCATCACGAAGAGATGCGCCGAGCAGTTATTGATGTCCTACTGCGAGACGTTTGGACTTCAATATCGAATTTTAAGGCTCGCAAATGTATTGGGTAAACAAGATAAAAAGGTATCTGCGAAAAAGAACGCTCTCCAATACTTACTGGCGGAGATCGCGTCCAATCGACCAGTGGATCTCTATGATAGTGGGTATTTTTATCGTGATTATATTGATGTTCGCGATTGCGCTCGAGCAATCGATCTCGTTGTTCAACGAGGAGAAATTAACTCAATCTACAACATCGGAAATGGGAGACCAATAATCTTCCGAGACATTATTCGATACGCTCGAGATTCAATGGATTCGGCTTCTGAACTCCGCACTATAGAACAGAAAGAGTTTCACAAGAAAGTCCAATCCTCTCGTTCTTTCTTCATGGATAATACCAAACTTGAATCCCTGGGGTACAGACCGCAATACACGATTCAAGAAACCGTCGACGACATTATTTACGGAATACTAACTGGTAAAAATAACTAAATAGAAGCATATAAACTCCCATAGAGTGGATTAATATGCTACGATTTAGCCAATATCTCACTGAAGCCGCAAAATTCGAAACCGAAGACATTAATGGCGGACACCTTGAACACGTTGAAGATCTTCCGATTAAACACGGAAAAGAAGGTGTAGATCTATCTCTAAATTTCTTAGATAACATTCACAAGTATCTAAAAGGAGAACCATCAGCTGCTAAAGTTTCTGTCAAACACGACGGTGCTCCAGCGATGGTTTTCGGTCGCCTACCAAACAAGAATGCTAAGAATAGCGGATATGCTCCTGGTCAATTCTTCGTTGCCACAAAATCTGCATTTAATAAAACAACTCAGAAGTTAATCACTTCTCCAGAGGATGTGCAGACACACTTTGGCGACCGCCCAGAACTTGCATCTAAAATGCTCGCTGCTCTAGAGCATCTCCCAAAGGTTACTCCAATGAAGGGAATCTATCAGGGAGATTTCATGCACACTCCTGATATGGTCAAGCAGGAGGGTGACGATGAGAATGGATATCGCTATTCTCTAAATCCACAACTTATTAATTATTCTGCTCCAGCTGATTCTAAACTTGGGCAAAAGATTGCTCAATCTAAATTCGGAATCGTGGTTCATACTGCATACCCAAGCGCATCATGGAAGCCGCATTCTAAGACTGGACAGATGATGCTTTCATTCCCAAAGAGACAATTTAATGTTCCTTTGAGATCATTTGGAAAACACTCAGACGTACATGTCATTGATCCACGTTCAACAGCACCAAATCCAGAAAACTATGGATCAGATGCTCAGGCTGCTTATGACCGAGCAGTGAAGCAAGTTAAGATTATGTCTGAGAAACATGATTTCAATCATGCTATTCCTCATGCTGAACATCTATCAACTTATGTGAATGACACAGTTAAGACAGGTGCTCCTTCTACATACGAAGGTCTTGTTGACCATATTACTCAAAAATTCAATAGACAAATTGAAAATCCAAAGAACGCAAAGAAAGCACCAACCATCACTCAAAAGCGCGATGAGATTTTAAATGATCTTAACATGAACTCTGTAAAGTGGAGACAAACTTTAAGAATTCATCAAGCTCTTACAGATGCAAAGAATGCATTGCTCCCATCACTTGATGCAAATGCTGTTAATAACTCTAACCTAATGCAAGGATCTATTAGCGATCCTGACACTGGAGAGAATGTAAATTCACAGGAAGGTCATGTTGTTGTAATGTCAAATCCAGAAACAGGAAATGACGTTCCAGTTAAGTTTATTGACCGTCCAAATTTCAGCAGACTTAATTTCAATCGCGGAAGATTCCAGAAACAACAAGCTGCTCAACCAGAGCAAGAAGTTGAAGTTCAACAATAAGAGATAAGAGAAAACTATGACAGCATATACACCACCAAAATGGGAAGATGTCAAGGACAAAGTCGCTGGCAAAGAAAGTTACGACTATGATACCATTGCATATGACAGACTTAACAAAGATGGATCAAAAAGAAATCTAGCAGGTATTGTTGCACCTAAACCAATCTCTCAAATGACGATTGGTGAGTTGAACGACTGGCAAGAATCCGAAATGAGAAATAAGTCTCGTGCTTACGGACTAAACATTCCAAGCCGTCAAGAAGAATTGCGTCGTCAGGGATTCAAAGGTGATCCAGGTAGCACAGGCGTTGGTCGTTATCAGTTTGAAAAAAGCACATTGATTGATACTGCAAAAAGTCTCTATGGTGATAGTTATAGAGATGTTGTTTTCAATTCAGACGAACAAGAAAAACTCGCAAAGCATCTCTATACAAGAGCTGCTGCACGTGGACCAGAGGCATTAGGAAATACGTGGCATGCATTGCGTGGTATCGGCAAGGGTGCATCATCAACAGTTTCTGCTCCAGCACCTATCGTAGCAGCTGCTGCAACTGGTGTCGTTGGTAGTGTATTAGGCGGTGGTTCACCTGTAGAATCTAAAACAGACGACATTGGAACATTGGGACAGTATAGAGGAAAATTTGCTCTTCATTCTTCCAGAGACAAACTAAAAAGAAAATTGGCTCTGATGAGAAATAAATTAAATAAAAACCTTCCTGCTATGGCTGAAGGTGTGCGATTTAAAGATTTCAGAAAAAACATTTATGAACAAATCATTATGAATGAATCTCTAGAAAAAGAGGACAAATAATATTATGAGTGAGAAAGAAGTAAAATCTCATGCAATGTTGGTTGGTGGATTCTCACCATTCACTAAAGGACATGACGAAAATGTAAATCAGATGAAGTCTGGTGAACATACCAGCGTTAATGTCTTTACAACGCAATCTGCTCGCCGTCCAATCTCAGCAGAAAAGAAAGTCGAGTACATTAAAACTGCAGTTGGATCAGATGTAAACGTAGACACAACAGTCACTCCATTACATGCTGCATCTCAAGTTTATTCCTCTGGTAAAAGAGGAAAGTTAGTTATTTACGGTGGATCTGATCGTTCTTCAATTGCAGATCGCATCCGTGATTATAACAATAAAGAAGGTAAACACGGATTCTATAAATTCGATGATATCGAATTCAAGCAAGTTGGCGGCGAAAGAAAGCAAGGGGCAAAAGGACTTGCTGGCATTTCTGGAACAGCAGCACGCAATGCAAAGAATCCTCGTGAACTCAAGAAGTTTCTTCCAAAAGCATTACACCCACATGCCGAAGATATCTTTAAAGAACTAAAAGAAGAAGTATGTCCAACAGCATTCTTTCTTATTGGTGGTCCAGGAAGTGGAAAGGATTTTGTTCTCAAGAATACTTTTGCCAAATATGACTTGATGGAAGTACAGATTGATCAGGTTCTAAATGGAACTGCAAATCAATTGTTCGAAGAAAAGAAAAATCTTGTCATCAATGGACCAATTGATGAAGGAAAGATCGAAGAAATTAAGTCACTACACGAAGATTATAATTTCGATACAATCTATGTTTCGGTTACAAATAAGGTCAGCCGTCAACGCAACGAACAACGCGAAAATCCATTGCACGAGTCAAAGAGAATTCAAAAGTTATTAAACACAGAAAAGCTCGTTGAGTCTCTAGACGATGTATTTGTTTTTAACAATTCAATGAACTTCAATGCTGCAAGCGCATTTGAGAAACTAATCTTCGAAGATCAGACCGTGAAACTTGAGAGTAGAATTCAAGGTCATGGTATCAATCCTGTTGAAACACCTGAACTCAGATCATTCACTGTAATCACAGAAAGATTTAAGAATCGTGTTGCAAAGGATAAAGAATCTGGTCTACCAAAGAAGTATGTTGCTGGACTAAGTTCATCAACTGCAAAGGCTCGCGCAAAACACTGGAAAGAAAAAGAAAAGTATTCAGATCGTGATTCACGCGCCTATGAACCAGCTCCAGGTGATGCTACAGCTGAAACCAAACCAAGCAAGCACACATTGGCAATTCGGAAAGCGATGGATGAAGGAATCGACTTCAACAAGCCAATTCCACCAGTCGTAGATCCAAGAAAAAATCGTGTTGCTCGTACAGGTAACATTACGGCTGTGATGCAAAAACGTAGTATTCTAAAGAGAATGCAGTCACTTAAAGAAGCAACAAATTACAATCTTAAAGATCTAATTGATACAACAAAATCAATTACTAATCAATTGTCTATTCCTACAAATAGACTAACAAATGTATCAGAAAATAAAGCAGTCTATTATGAAAACAATGTGTTGTGGGAAGCCGTCAAGCATCCATCCTCACAACGCTGGTATCTAACTGGAAATTATAACGAGAGCAACAATGAGTGATAAGAAAAAACCAGATTTATCTCTTGCTGGAAAAGCCAGAAAGTTTGGAGTGTCATTGGGCACACTCAAGAAAGTTTATAAGCGTGGTGTTGCTGCTTGGAATTCTGGACATCGTCCAGGAACAACTCCACAACAATGGGGTCATGCTCGTGTAAATTCCTTCCTTCGTAAAGGTAAGACCTATCATACAGCAGATAAAGATCTGCGCGAAGGTACAGAACAGTTGAATGAACTCAAGAAAGAAACAATGCAGAGTTATCTTGAGAAACGCCCATCAGTAAAAATAAAAGATGTAACACCAAACATAAGTGAAAGTATTCCAAAACCAAAATACGATGAGTGGCCAGAACCCGAAAAAAAAGACGATGAAATCAAAACTATTAAACAACTATATAATAAGGACGGCAAAATTGTTGATGACGCTGGAAACGAATACGAACAAGTAGAGGTAAAATTACCTTTCAGCACTAAACGTGAAATACAATATGTGCCAAAACAAAAATCTGAGCCAAAATCTGAGCCAAAGCCCGATAAGCCACCTAAAAAACCATACATACCTGGACCAAATGAAAGACTTGCAGAAGCAGTAGATATTAATCAATTATTTGAAAGATTAATTTTTACTGGTGCTGATGAGACACAAGTTAAATCTGCTCGTCAAATGCAAAGCACTGGTGCAAAGAAAGAGGATATTTGGAAAAAGACTGGTGCGTTCCAGCATCCACAAACAGGTCGTTGGTTACAGGAACCAATTAGCGATGATAAGATGGAGCTTCCTGGTTACAAGCAACAAGGTCCATTAAGTGATTTGGGTGTTGGTAAACAACGTCAGCAACAAAATTGGAATTCAGCCGCTAATGTTGTGAAGCATGACCAATTATTTAAAAAATTCCCAGGACTCTCTGGACTACCAACAGTTGCTAGAAGTTTAACTCCTGGACAAGCACTATCAACTTCCCAAAGAGGAAAATTTAGTCGATGGGGTGGTAGAAAGTCTGGTGGCATTCAAGTTATGAGCCCAACAGAAAGTGGTGCTAAAGATGCTATGGTTCATGAATTGCAGCACGCTGTACAGTACATGCAAGGAAGAGATGGTGGGGCAAGTCCAGAACAGTTTAAAAAGCAAGGTAGCGGCGACTTCATGTCTAAGATGAAATATTATGCAGATCCAGGTGAAAATGAAGCAAGAGCTGCAGCTGCACGCCGTACATTGACACCACAACAAAGAAAAGAAAGATATCCTGGAAAGGATTTTGGTATCGCCAATATCTTCGAAGATGAACAACTAGACGAGATGCAATTGGTTGGAACAGATGAATATCGTCAACATGCCATTGCAATGACACCAGGACAAGACCAGGAGATTGAAGATGTTTTCCCACCTGAAGCATATGGCAACAGCGTTCCTCAAACTACTTCGGAATCCGAACCCTCAGAAACCAGTGAAGGAAATGAATCCACTGGATCTGAAGTTAATGGAAATGATGGAGTTTCATTTAAACAACTCAGAAAAAACCTCAAAGAAGAACCGCAAGTCGAAGAAGATGAAAGCGAAGAAGAAATCGAGGACGAAGAAGAACTAGAAGATGATGGAGTAGAGGACGGCGTCGATTTCACTCCATCACTCAAGACTCGTAAGATTAAAAATGTAACAGGCAATCAATATGCTGGTGATTCTGTTAGTGGATTTCCAGTCCTTGGTCTTTCTGAAGCAGTAGATTATCATCATCAGAATAATCTATCACTCATCGAAAACGTTTATCGTCCAGGATCTGAAATGTTCTTTGCAATGATCTTGGAAGCAAAGAGATTATATGCTGAAGGTTTGTATACTCCAAAGGATGAGTATGAGCAAGATCTTCTCGAAAGCGATATCGGAGAAGTGGCTGAATTCGAAGGCGAACAAGTTCTTCTAGATTATCCATATGAAGAAGATATGGAAGAATGTTGGAAAGGGTACACACAAAAAGGAATGAAGAAGAAAGGCGACAAGATGGTCCCTAACTGCGTTCCAATGGAAGAAGAAAATGATCCAACTAAAGGTAAAGGAATTGGCAAACCATTCCGTTCCAGAGGCGGTGGAGCTGTTTATGTTCGCAACGAAAAGGGTAATGTAATCAAGGTCAATTTCAGTCAGTCTGGTATGAAGAAGAGATTCAATGAGCCATCAAGAGTTAAGTCTTTCGTTGCAAGACATAATTGTTATGGCAATAAAGATAAAACCAGCGCATCCTATTGGGCTTGCCGTTGGCCAAGATACTTTAGTGATTCAGGGCAAAAGTGGTGGTAAACCCATACGAACAAAAAAACCTAAATAATGATATGTTCCTGCGCACATTCTCAAAGGATGTACTGAGTGAAGAACTCGTTTGGCATAGGGATCATAATGACAGAATCGTAGAGGTTCTAGAAGGAGAAAACTGGGAAATCCAGTTTGAAAATCAACTCCCACAGACCCTCAAAGTCGGTGAGGAATATGTAATACCAGCATATACCTATCATCGAATTAAACGTGGAACGACAGATTTAGTAGTTAAAATTCAAGAAAATCTTGAGGGTTAAAGATGGAAGGTTGGCAAAAAGGCGCACAAGCAGTATTGAAATTCTCCAGCGCTGGGAAGCAAAAGTATTTCAAGCAGTTTCCTGAAAGAGAAGCCTGGTTCAAGCAGACTTTTCCACAACACTTTGGTTCATCTGCCACAGTTGCTACAACAAGCCTCAAGAAAGTAAATAAAGCAAAGGTTCAGAAACAACGTCTTGCTTTAATTCGTCAGCAAGCATTAAAGCGCGATCAACTTAAAGTTTCTTCTGCTGCAGTTCAAGCCATGGGTGTTCGTCGCCGTGAAGGTGGCGAAGGACTTGGTGGTGGATTAGAAACAAATCGCGACATCATTTCTCACGTTCGTGGTGGCGGCACCATTGGTTCAGGTGGACTCGGAAGTCTATTTGAAGCAAAAACTGGTGTCTATAGCGAGGAAGGAAATTGGTACTATAACGGTCAATTATTTCCTTCTGAAAAAGAAGCGAGAGCAGCAGAAAAAAGTGATAAGGGAGTTGGTGCAAACAAAGAAGCCATTGACAAATTTGGAACAGATATTGATAAATTGGCTTTTGGAGACAAACCAACAGAAAAATCAGGATCAAGATTAATTTTACCACCAGACAGAGCAACTGGATTTCGCGACCCAATTACGGGACAGAGCGTAGATGGCGTAACTCAACCACCAGAAATGGGCAGAGATTGGCCAGAGAAAGGCACAGATCCAAATTGGGGTGCTATTCTAGGAATGAAGAGTGGTTGGATGGGTGATAGAGATGAACAATATGCAATCATCAAAACACCACCAGCTGGATCAGAAATTAATACACGAGGGAAAAGATTTCCATTCTCAACGATTGTACAGGGTGGTGACATGCCTGTAGATCAAGCAAAGAAGCGCGGCGGTTATTACACAGGTCGCAATATGGAAGAACTTTCAAGAGTTAATGAGGAATCAGATAACATGAACAATGAAGAAAATGCATTATCACAAGCTGCAAAAGAACTTGCTGCAAAGGTAATGGAAGATAAGCGTTTGCAAGAATGCATGCCAATGGAAATGAATATGGAAAGCAAACCACCTGTCAAAGAAGCCGAAGATGAGCCAGGTGAGTATGATTACGAAGGCGACATGGCAAAGTCACAACTCCGCAGCATTGGTTATAATGCAAAAATGCTTCATGACATGTTAGAAGATAATACAAATCTCCCTGAATGGGTCCAGAGCAAGATTACTCTTGCTGAAGATTATATTCTCACTGCAGCAAATTACATGCGCAGTGAGATGAATATGAATGAAGAAGTCGAGCAGATTAATGAAGGAAGATTTAGAAGGTCAATGCAAGGATATAGAGTGCTCGGAGGATATGGATATGGAAATAAAGTTAGATACCAGAGTTCAGGTGAGCGTTCTAGAGAAATCAATGTTGGGCTAGATGATAAACAAGAGAAAGAAAATGCTCTTCGTGCTGCTGAAGCAGATGATAAAGATCTACCATTCGATCCAAACGCAACAAGACCAGAAATGCCAGCAGGAAAGCAGCCAGCAGAATATCGCTATGTTCGCAACCTTGCTCGTAATGCGATGAAGGCAGGTATTGCTGCAACAGCAGATGATTTAGTTGCTCAACATAATGCAATACATACTGTTGATGAAGAAGTAGATACAAACGATCTAGTTCCACGTTCAATGCTTCCAAGTAAATCAGTCATTCCTCCAGGAAAGGGATTTGGTGATGACATCAAGCGCGAAAAAATTATGCAAAAGACTATGAAGGCAATTCAAAAGAAAAAACCAGCACTTCCAACAGATAATCCTTCAGAGAACGAACTAGTTCCACAGTCAATGCTTCCAGATAATCCAGCAGCATCTTATCCACCTGGATATATTTTACCAGAACCAACACCAACTGTTCCTGCAGTCCCTGCAGCAGCAAAAGGACAAAAGCCAATCGTAAAAGAAGAAGATGAAAGTCCATTTGTGAATGCTGCATCTAAATTCTTAACAAGAACATCAACACGTCTTGTCTACGGAGATAAAAATGATTAAGACAGATAATTTATATTCAGAAGTTGTGATCAATGAATCACCTTTCTACTATGATGAAAATGGTAGACTACGTGCGCGTGTTCTTTCTGAAGAAAGTATTCGTGGAGAAAAGAAAGAAGAAGTCAAAATGATCCCAACACCAGAAAAGGAAAAGGAACCAGTCATGCGTACTGCAGACTTCCAAGACCGTGACGGTAGCGGAACAGATGACAGAGATGAAAAACCAGAAGAAGTCAAGAAACGTATTGATGCTGGTGGCGGTAAAAAAATCCCAGTTCCTGAAAAACCAAATAAAGGCAAAGGACTCAAAGGTTTATTTGGTGGCGTAAAGCGTGGTATCGTTCCACAGAAAGGCGCTGTAAAGGGTCCAGGCAGAAATATCAATTCTCGTGAAGGATTGCGTGGAGTTGATGCTGCATTGGCTCGTGGCGCAGAATTGAAGAAGCGCGGAAAAGAAGTTCTTGCAAAAACTGCAGAACTCCGCAGCCAATTAGGTGTCAAACGCGATGAAGCTGGTAAAGCCGAGAAGAAAGGAATTAAGGCTGATATTCGCGCACTCAAAGATGAGAAGCGTTCAATGAAAGCTGCTGGTGAGAAGCCAGCTCCAGAAATGAAGAGAACACTCAAAGACATGCGCGCAAAATTGAAGTCCATGCCAAAGGGTGCACAACGCGCTATACCAGCTGCACAACGCGCTATACCAGCAAGAGGTAAGATGGTTGGACGTGGACGTCTAGAGATGCAAGAATCAGTTCTAGCCACAGATTATCTTGAAGAAAAGATGAATCTAAAGACTGCAAAGATGGGTGATGTAATCAAAGACTTTCAAGAGTCAGATGCACCACAGTTCGAGGGTAAGTCAAAGGCAAAGCGTCGTATCATGGCAATCGCTGCAAAGTTACAGGCAGAAAGAGGCTAAATAACTTTATTGATCTAACCAACACGTATTAGGAATAACACAATGATCAACGATAACGAAAAATCAATTAATGAAGAAGAATCAGTGAATCCAACTGTGCAGGCAGTCATGGCTGCGCTTAATGGATCAGCTGGTGCTGATGTTGGTAGAGTTGCAAGAATGGTTGCTGCAAAACAAGAAGCAGCAAAAGCTCTTGCAAATAAGAAAGAAGAAGAAGAGGCTCGCGCAGCTCTTGCTGGCAAAGTTTCTGATGAAACTGCAGAAAAACTTATTCAAAAGGGTAAGGATGATGCAGCAAACAGAGCAGCTCGTGCTATGATGAACGAATCTTTCGAAGAAACTGGTGAGATCGTTATCGACATCGTTGAAGAAAATGGAAAGATTGTTGAGTTAGATAATGGTATTCTCTTCATTGAAGAAGATATCCCATTCATCGACGTAGTTGAGAAGTATTATGGTGCTGATTACATCGATGATGTGATCAATGAAGCCGTAACACAACAAAAGAAAACAGCTCCTGTGAAGGCAAAAGCACCAGCAAAAGCACCTGTTAAGGCTGCTGTAAAGGCTCCAGCAAAGGCTCCTGCCAAGGCTCCTGCCAAGGCTCCAGCTCCAGTAAATATGATGGCTTCTCAGAAACCAAAAGGTGTTGTTGCAGCTGCTGCAAAACCAAAGGCTCCAGCAAAGCCAACTGGTGCAGCAAAAACAACAAATACGAAAACAACACCAAAGAAAACGACAGCAAAATCCCCAACTCCTGCTCAAATTAGAGCAGGTGCTGATGCTCCTCCAAGTAAAACTGCTTCAAGTGTTACACAAAGAGCAAAACAAACAAAATTAGACACAGGTAATCTTGATCAAGCAATCGGCGATCAGTTAAAAGCAACTGATAAAGTTATTGCAGATAAAACAAAATCAGATATCGCTTCAATGAAGCCAGGACAAGTAAAGCAAAGTTTCTTGTCTAAGATTACTGGTGGTCGTCTCGGTAAGACAACATACACACCAGGAGACACTGGAACTCTAGGAGATTTTGGTAAGGACTTCACAAAGAAGATTTCTGACACTGCTGCAGATATTGCAAAAGAAAGAGAATTGAAACGTGGTGATTATAACGTAGGTGGTGGTGCAAGTGAACCACAAAAAGGCACTGCTGCATTCCCAGGAGATAAGGATTATGATGATTCAGACGCATCAAGTTCAGGTCGCTCACAATCCTCTTCTGGTGCCGCACCAGCGGCTGGCGATCAACCATCAGGTGGTCGCGGATTGATTCCTATTCGATTCCGTCTTGACGGTCAAGAAATAAAACAAAGTGCTTATAAGAAGGCAAGACAGTCAGGCGAAGTTGAAAGTCAAGACGTTACATTCAATGTAAGAAATAAAAAGACTGGACAAGTTCGTCAAATTCGAAAAGGTGATGCAGAATATGATGCCTATTATTCTGGTTACAAGAAGATGGGTCGTGCAGTTACTGAAGCATTGCTCCGTATGGGCGCAGTTCTTACAGAAGAAGGCTGGATGCTTGGCGACGAACTTCTAGAATCTGTATACACAGAATATGCTCCAGTTGAAATGAGATCACCATACTATTATGATAACACTGGTCGCTTGAGAATTATGACAGAATCAGAGTGGACAGAACTCGGACTTGCAGAAGTTATTCTTGAAAGAGTAATTTCAGAAGCAATGGACGATGTTGGTTCAGAAGATGAAGACGTCGACAACGACGGCGATTCAGATAGCAGCGACGACTATCTAAAGAATAGAAGAGAAAAGATTGCTGCTGCAATTAAGGGTAAGAAATAATGAAGCACATCGTAACGGTAACAACTTCAAATCCTGCGCATGAGCATGTCTCGCTTCGCCGCAGACAATCAACCACAAACTATATGGTTGAAGCAAGAAATGAAGATGAAGCACTTCTTCGTGCAACTGCTCACTTCCGTGGATTAGGTCACTACATCCACGAAGCAAAGATCTTTAAAAAAAAAGATGAGCAGTTGATTGAAGGGGCTGCAGCATTAAAGCGACCCTTCAATAAAGAAACAAATATTGGCTCAGTTGTTCCTGGAAGTTCCAAGAACGTTGGAACAGCCACACAACAAGTTGCTTCAAATCAATATTTCGATGTAACGACTGGTAAGACGGTCACGCGCACCACTCAAAATGATATTGAGTGGGAAAAAGAAAAGCGTGACGCTCACACTCGCAATCTCATGGCTACCGACAAGCCAATTGAACCACTTTTTCCTGAACTAGATATTCTCGGTGGCGTTACTAGAGCTGGAGCATCAATCCTCTCTATGATTAGAGGCGCAGCTGTTCCAAGACCATCAAGAACTCCACGAAGAACACCACGAAGAACACCAGCCAGACCACCAAGCCGTCCACAACGTCGTCGTCCTTCTGTGCCAACTCCAAATCCACAGGAGAAACCAGTTAAAACTCCAAAGAAACCAGGTGAAGTTGTTCCGTTTCCTACAAAACCTGCTCCAGCTCCAGCACCTGTGCCGCCAGCAAAACCTGGTCCAGCACCTGCTCCAGCGCCAGCACCTGTGACATTGCCACCTGCTAAACCATCAACACCAGCTCCTGCTCCTTTGCCACCAGCAAAGCCAGCTCCAGCACCACAACCAAAACCTGCTCCAGCTCCAGCACCACAACCTGGTAAGTCACCATCACCACAACCAGTACCTGTGCCTAAAAAGTCACCTGTTGGTAAAACACCATCCTCACCACCAGTGACTCGACCATCACCAATAGCAGGTCCAAAATCTGATCCACGTCAATTACCTGCGCCACGCGGTGGACCGCCACGCGGTGGACCGCCACGCGGTGGAAAGCCACGTCGTCCATTCGCACTTCCAAGACTAAGATTGGGTGATCGTCCAGATCAGGACATTGGAACATTAGGTCAATATCGCGGAATGTTCCCATTGTATCAATTTGCTGATTTCAATTCTCTTCAAGAGAATCAAGTAAAGCCAATGAATGCCATTGGTCGAGTGATGACAAAGAGAAAAGAAAAAAGTAAAGAAAATGCCGAGGCTGAGAAAAACAAAATAAATATGGAACCAACTCTAAAGAGTGAAAAAAATTAATTCAGGAGCATTTAATGCAAACGTTTAAAACATTCATCAATGAACAAGCACAAATGGATCCACTCTTTCTAGAAGTGGATAAAAGCATGATTGAAAACAATAAGGATGCTATGAATGCCGATTTTGATCGCCTCACAGCTGCACCATATCAAAATTCAATCGTGTTTTACAATCAACTTCGCGGAACACTTGAGAGATACGGTATTCTCATTCCTCCAGGTGCCACAAGACATTTCCTAAACTTCGATTCTGAACTCTCATTTCAATTAGGCGATAGCGGATTGTATCTTTATGTTGTATTCAATACACACAAGAATGCTAAAGTCGAAGGATATGTTCAAGTCGTTGATGAAGCAGAATTAAACAATCTTATGAATTCAGATGAAGAAGTTCCTCGTGAAGATGAAGAAGAGGGTGAAGAAAAAGAAGAAATGGAAGATGATGAAGAAGAAATGAGTTATGGCGAAAAGTATCGTAAAAGAATGGACGATGACGGCTGATAAAGAATATTATGTATTTTGTTAATTTGACTGATTCGAATATATTATTATATGCTGCAAAATGCTATGATAAGCCCAATTACATTGACAGCGAATTCGATGAGGATTATAAACGAATTCGCTATGTTAAGCGATTACTACATCGATATAGAATATCTGGTGTTTTAAAAGAGCGTTTGATTTTAAATCATATTATTGTTGCTCAGAATGTTTTTGGAATTGAAGCAAGTACAAGAATGATGTTTTGCAAAATAGATCCAAAGGATTATAGTACACTCAAAACATTTTTATCTTATACTTCTGCAATGCCTTCTATTGTTACTGGAATAAATGGTCGCGATATCTCAGCGAAAGACATTCCAGTAGATGTTAAAATTGTAGAGATTTTAAAGAAAATATAAATGAAAGAAATCAACGAATCTAAAAAATCCCGCGAAGAAAAACAAATAGCAGCGCGCACCAGAGCGCAAGGTATTTCTCAAAGTGCTGCGGAAAATAAACAAATGCAGCGTGCAAGAATGGCTGCAGATGTTGCCACCAAAAACGAAAAATATGCACGAAAACAATCGGCAAATGAAAGAGCTGCAAAAGCTGACCAGCGACAAAATCAAGAAGCATCAACTCAAACTTACTGGAGAGATGATGATGGCAACTTCCGTGTTGGTGGTGCAAAATATGCAGTGGCTGCAGCAAAGAATGTAAACCTAACTAAACATCAGCTCTTTTCTAAAAGTCAACAATTAGACGATACAGAAAAGAAAATTTTACAAGCTGCACAAGCTGCAGCTGCAAGTAAAGTTCAAGAAGAAGCACCAGCAAATGCAATGGGTACTGCAGGAATTAGCGGAGCAGACACAGCTGTCGATGTGGGTATTGCTGGTCGCGACATGCTTTTATCTCCTGGAATTCTTCGTCGCCCACCACCAAAGATGTTTGGTGGCAAAAGAGTATTCACAGTTCCAAGCGGCGACTATTATAAAGCAACTCTTGGAAGAAAGAAAGGTCAACATTGGCGTTCAATGGTCAATGGTCCACTTGGCGAAGAAATTCGTCAATATGCACTCGAAAACAAAGAAGCACCAATCATTGTCGAAGATGAAATAACTGGTGCCATGATGTATCTAAGATATGGAAAGTAACATGCATAACATATTAACATTCTCTACTTTTTTATCCGAAGGTGCTGCTAGATTAAGTGCTAAGACAGCTGCTCTTAAAGGTCCATTGCACGAATTGCTTGTTGGTAAGCATTTAAATCAGGGAAATTTTCCAGAAGATTATCGCGTGGAAGGAAAGAAACCAGAAGATATCCACCACGATTATGCAACACAAGTATTTGGCAAGAATTATAAGAATAATGCCGAGTATAAGAGTATGCACAGCGCTGCATCTGATGTTGCATCAAAATTTAATAAGTTTGTGGGTGCTAAATCACACCATAGAGTTGCTTGGACATCACAACCTGCAGACCATGAAAAAGAAACAGGCGTGAAAGATTCATTGAGTAAGGCTGACTTAATTGTGACGAAGGGTGGAAAGGGTTCCACTGATCACACGAAAAGATCTAAGATGGCTGTCAGCATCAAATACTCATCTCCAGAAAGCGGTAAGAAAACTAAAACAAACTGGGCAAATCATGGTCAGAAAACACTTGAGAGATTCTCTGGTGCAGATTTAAATGACTTACCAGAAAAAGAAGCACACAAGAAACTATTGGCATCGCATAAAATTAAAAATAGAGGCGATTATAGAGAAATTAGAGATGCAGGCAAAACTAATTTAATTGATAAGATCGATGCAAGTCATCGTACAATGTCACAAACAGTAGCCAAGAAATATGCTGAGGGTTTAAGCAAACGCTACCATGCTAAGAATCCAATACACCAAGATGAACACTTGAAGTCATTCATCAAACGCAGTATTGGTGCAGTTGGTCATACAGAAGGTGGTGACGTTGAAGCAGGAAAAACACACTTACCTCATATTATTGTAAAAACCACGCGCAATAATGATGCAAGCCACGATCATCACGTTACAGACGTTGAATCTCACGTTCACAATTACTTGTCGCATTTTAAAAACCTAAAGGTTGAACACAAAGATGGTTCAACTGGAGTAGTTGTGACTGGCGAGCATAAAAATACAAGCAAAAGAATGGAAGTGCATAGAACTCAAATTTATGGCGACCAGGCTACTGCAAATTATAGAACATCAACCACATTGGGTGCGGAAGACCATAAAGATATCGATACAACAAAACATATTAAATGATAAGAGGTAGAAAATGAAAGCGGTATTATTATTAACTGCTTTGTTATTAGTTGGATGCTCAGATACATATAGATATCCATGTCAAGATCCAGCAAATGCGAATAAAGAAGAATGCAATCGTCCTGCTTGTGAGGCAGATGGCATGTGTTATGATACGTTAAATGGTTTACCACCAAAAGAAAAAGAGGAAGCACCAGTTGTGGTTGAAGAAGCAGCTGCTGAAACACCTCATGATAATGAAACAACAGGAGAATGATTATGTTAAAGGGTCCACGTTATACTGAATCAGAATTGATGGCTCGATTGAAGTTCATCGTCGGTCTTTCATTGGCATTTACGCTTACAGGTATTGTGTTTGTAGTTCTATATTCACTTATCTTTGTAACTCAGCCAATGTCACAGTCACCAAACGACGCAAAGTTTTTTGAATTGATCACACCAATTGCAACGTTCTTGACTGGTATTCTTTCAGGCATTATGCTTGGTAAGAATGACGACAAGAAACAAGAAGAACCAAAGAGGGATGAGCCACTTGAACTCAGTCCACAAGATCTAGTTCCAGAACCAAGTGCTGATGCAGCAGAAGTTGCACCGCTCGTAGTTGCTGGTGCTGTCGGTGCAGTTGCAGTTGCTGCAGCAGACGATGACGAAGATCAAATCGCCTGAGGTGACTTATGAGTTTACAATCACTTCAGCAAAAGATCGGAGTTAAAGCAGACGGCGCATGGGGTCCAGGAACTCTACGTGCCGCTGCTGCTTACTACAAGTTGTCACCAGCTCGCGCTGCACACTTCTTCGGTCAAACATCCCATGAAACAGGTGGATTTAAGGCATTTTCTGAAAATCTAAATTACGGAGCCAAAGGCTTGCGTGGAATTTTCGGAAAGTATTTTCCAACAGATTCAGTTGCGCTTCAATATGAAAGAAAACCAGAAAAGATCGCCAATCGCGTTTATGCAAACCGTATGGGCAATGGTAATGAAGCGTCTGGAGATGGTTGGAAATACCGTGGTCGCGGTGCGCTTCAACTAACAGGACGCGACAATTATCTCGCGTTCTCAAAGTATTGCAATCGCCCAGATGTAATGACCAATCCAGATTTGGTTGCAACTGAGTTAGCATTCGAATCAGCCATGTTCTTCTTTGAGAGAAATAAACTCTGGGCACTCTGTGATCAAGGCGTAAATGATAATGCGATTCTTGCTATCACAAAGAAAGTCAATGGTGGAACTCATGGTCTTGAAGATCGTAAGTCCAAGACAAAGACTTACTATGCTCAGTTAAGTGCTCCAGGTTCCGCTGTTGCTCCTGCTCCTGCAAAGGCTCCAGCCGCTGCACCTGCTGCAGCACCAGCAGCTGGTCCAAAGATCAATCCAGAAATGCAGTTGACAGAGCACTTTAATCTTAAAGAGTTCACCAAGTCAGAAACAGCAATTCGCAAGAGAATTGACAATACTCCAAATGCCGCACACGCTGAGAATTTAAAAAATGTATGTGAGAAAATACTTGAACCAGTTCGCAATCATTTTGGCAAACCTGTTCGTATCAATAGTGGCTATCGCGGTCCTGCTCTTAATGCTGCTGTTGGTGGATCCTCCAAATCACAGCACTGCAATGGAGAGGCAGTCGACTTTGAAATTGACGGACTTGCCAATCCTGAACTAGCCAAGTGGGTTGCAGAGAATTGTGAGTTCGATCAAATCATACTTGAATTCTATGATCCAAAAGAAGGTCCAAACTCTGGTTGGGTGCATGCCTCTGTAACAAGAAGCGGTAACAATCGTAAACAGAAATTAACAGCTGTCACAGAAAAAGGCAAAACAGTTTACAAACCAGGATTTATTTCATAGGAAAACAAAATGAACTGCGACGATAACAAGTATAATTTAACTATGTGGCAAGGATCGACTTTCGGTCTTGCAATCACTGTGAGGGATGCAAACAATGCGGTACAAAACCTCACAAGTTATACTGCACGTATGCAAATTCGTCCAGGATATAACTCTGGTGCAGTAACTGAGACATTAACTTCTGCAAATGGTGAGATCTCAATCACTGCAGCAACTGGGAATGTTGCTCTGGAACTTGCCGCTTCACGAACAGCAAACATTGCAGTTGACATGGAATCATCCTCAAAGCCACCACGATCAACTTATGTTTACGATCTTGAGTTGATCGATGGTGCTGGTAAAGTTTCTAAACTCCTCTTCGGCGATGTGGTCGTCTATGGTGAAGTTACAAGACTATGAGCCTAGAAAATCCAACGATTGTACAGGCAACAAGCAATACAGTCACTGTTGTCCTTAACCCTACACTGAATCAGATTGCGGTTGTTCAGCCGCAAACTGGCAGTACAGTCGTTCGTGATTCAGTCATCCGTGGTCCAGAAGGTCCGCAGGGTGCACAGGGAAATGTTGGACCACAAGGTCCAGCTGGATTAAATCCATGGTTAATTAAAAGCGCAAATTATACTGCAGTAAATAAAGACCGCATTATTGCAAACACGCTTGCTGTTAACACTTTCACCATTACTCTACCATATCCACCAGCCAATGGTGATTATGTTCAAATCACTGATGGTGGTGATTTCTCTGCAAATAATTTAAATGTTGATCCTGGCGCTGCCATAATTGAAGGTAATGATGGCGTGATGTATATTCCACTAAAAGGAATTACAACTGAATTAATCTATACAGGCACTCAATGGGAAGTCACTTCGACAACTGGTGCAAGAGGTCCACAAGGCGTCATTGGTCCACAAGGACCACAAGGCGCATCAGTTACTGGTCCTCAAGGTCCACAGGGTGCTGCTGGCTCAACTGGTCCGCAAGGTCCACAAGGTGTAACTGGCGCACAAGGTCCACAGGGTCCACAAGGTCCACAAGGCGTAACTGGTGCACAAGGTCCGCAGGGACCACAAGGTGCGTCAGTTACTGGTCCTCAAGGTCCACAAGGTCCACAGGGTGCGGCTGGTCCACAAGGTCCGCAAGGTCCATCTGGCGCAGCTGGTCCGACTGGTCCAGTGGGTCTCCCAGTAGCCAATGGCAATAGTAATATCGATATTGCTACAGTCGATGGTAATCTTACCATTACAGCATATGGAACTCAAACTTGGACATTTGATACTACTGGCAATGTATCATTACCAGGTGGTGGTATCATCTATGGTAATCCATTTACACCAAGCGGTGCTCCTGGCAATACGATCACTCTTCAACCAGCAGGTTCAGGTACTACCACCGATCAAAAATTGTTGATATATCCAACAGCAGGTGACGGTGATCATATACACTTGGCCAGCGGCAACTTATATCAAACTGAGTTGTTCTTGGGTAGCGATAACTTGTATGTCAAGTTGTCAAGTACAGGTGATGTGGTAATCAATTCTAATGATGGTATAGGCAATACAAGTCAGTGGGTATTTGGTACTAATGGTGCCATAGGATTCCCAGATAGCACTTACCAAACAACTGCGTTTACAACATCGCCTTCATTGAATGCTCTAAACGTCAAGCAAGTGTTTGAATCAACAAATGCATTGTCTAGTGCAACTGGTACTGTTACGCATAATTGTGCGCTTGGACAAATCTTTGTTCACTCAAGCATCAGTGCAAATTTTACCGCTAATTTTACAAATGTGACATTGCCTGCAAATAATGCAACAGCGTTCACACTCGTCTTGAATCAAGGTGGAACAGCATATGTTCCAACTGCAGTTCAAATT